CGTGTCCAGACTGTGACAAAAGAGCAACACTCTGGTCTTTACGAACTTCTTAGTAGATGGTATGAAGAGACTGGGTGTCCGATGTTATTGAATACAAGTCTCAATATCAAAGGTATGCCGATGGTTAATAACTACAAAGATGCCGATGATTTTGAAGCCAAGTATGCTGTGAAAGTGTTTTCATAATAAATACTTCAATGAATAATATTCTAAAGTTCCCCGATAAGTTTCGAAAAGAACCTAGACACTATCGAATCCCATTGTATAGTGATGTGGATGTGGAGGTCGTGTTGTTTTGTCTTAATGCCTTTGGCACTACCGATAAAAGAGTAATCTTTGACGATTTAATGCATATAGATCCTATTGAGGTTATAGAATCTCTTGACTCTGCCGTGGAATCTGATATGATATCAAGTGTGACAAAGAATCATATACAATGTATTAGAAAGTCCGTTGAAGAAAGTTGATATATTATGAATATTTTTTATCTAGACCGCGACATTACAAAATGCGCAGAATACCATAACGACAAGCATGTTGTCAAGATGATTATAGAATATGCGCAGTTGCTATCTACCGCACACCGAGTAATCGACGGTCAACAGTATCTGGACAAGACTGCCAATGGCCGTTCAATCAAACGCTGGCGAATGGCAGATACTGCGCTAGAAACCGTTCTCTACAAAGCCACTCATATCAATCATCCAAGTGCGGTCTGGGTTCGCCAGTCTAACAATAACTACAACTGGCTTATGTGTCTATTCCAATCCCTGCTTTTGGAATACACACATCGCTATGGTAAATTCCATGCTACCGAACGGTTAGTTTATTTTCTTCGTAAACCACCTCAAAATATTCCAGTTGGTTATTTGACACAGCCAACACCTGCTATGCCAGATGAATATAAAGTGCCTGGCGATTCCTTACAGTCATATCGTAACTATTATGTTGGTGCAAAAAAAACTATGGCAAAATGGAAAAATCGTGAAATTCCTAGCTGGTGGAAAGACGCAACCCAATAAATAACTGTATGAAGACAGTTATACCGATTTCTCCTCCTCCGCGTATCGTGCCTCCCTCGGCACTAGGCGACTCTGCGATTTGCAGGGTCGCCTTTTTTGTATCCACCTCAAACCTCAAAGGACTGTCATGTCAAGAAAAAAACAAAACACATTACACGTTGTCTCAAATAATGACGCTCCCGTAACCTTAGAGAAGAGCAAGTTATGTAAAGTAAAATACGAAGACCTAAAAAACATTCAACCCAAAAACTTCAATCAGAGACAATTTTTTGAACTATACGACAAACAGTCCACTGCAATATTACTTCACGGTGTAGCAGGTACAGGAAAGACCTACATCGCACTTTACAAAGCACTAGAGGAAGCACTAGATCCAGAAACAGTATTCGAACGAGTAGTAATAGTCCGCTCTGCCGTTCCATCAAGAGAAATTGGTCACCTACCAGGAGACGAAAAAGAAAAGACAGAAGTTTATCAGTTACCTTATGTAGAAATCTGCGAGGATTTGTTTAATCATATCCAGCCATTTCAGCGATTGCAAGAACAAAAGACGGTGAACTTTATGATCACCTCCTTTGTTCGTGGTATCACTCTAGATAATTCCATTGTCATTGTTGACGAATGCCAAAATATGACGGACATGGAACTAAATTCAATTATGACCCGAATTGGCAGAAACTCAAAGATCATCTTTTGCGGAGATTTCCGCCAGACCGATCTATATAAAAAGACCGATATGTCAGGACTTCAAAAGTTCATTGCTATCGCCGAACTAATGCCCTCGTTCAAAACAATAGAGTTTTCTGTGCATGATATAGTAAGGTCGAAATTGGTTAAGGAATATATTCTGGCCAGACTAGAATATGAGGAGAGATACACATAAAAGACTTGACAAACTAGGCGAATCATGCTATACATAATGTATGTTCAAAACGATATATGATTATTCCGATTTCGCCCAAGATGAAACAAGAGAAGATGGTAGCAGAGTTTACGTCAATGCCTCCGGTGTTGGATATCCCTCTGCTACCACTGTTCTTGGTGTCTTAAATAAAGACTCAATCAACAAGTGGCGTGAGCGCGTTGGCGAAGAAGAAGCCAATCGTATTTCTAAACAGGCTTCTACTCGTGGTACTAAAATCCACACACTTACCGAAGCATATCTAAAGAATGAAGAAGTAGATTTTGATGGCGTGAAAGCGTCCTTGCTCGACAAGGAAATGTTCACTAAGTTCAAAACAATTCTTGAGCCTATTGATAATATTCACTGTCAAGAGCTGGCATTATACAGCGACTTCTTACGCATGGCAGGTCGTGTTGACTGTATCGGTGAATACAACGGTGTTCGCGCCGTAATTGACTTCAAGACTTCTAACCGTCCCAAGAAGAAGGAATATATCAGTTCCTACTTTATGCAGACTGCCGCATACGCAATCATGTATGAAGAGCGCACAGGTATTCCTGTTCCCTATCTGATTATCTTGATTGCTGTAGATGGCGATGAACCTCAAGTGTTCGTAGAAAAACGCGACAACTGGGCTAAGAAACTCATCGAAACTCGCGATTTATTTGAAAATAGTATTGACAAATAAGACTTAATGTATTATATATAGATTATCAGTTGTTGACAATCAACAATAAAGGCGGAAAGACCGGGGTTCGACTCCCCGCACCTCCACCATAGATACTCTGGGCCGAATACACACCGGCTAATAAAAGTTTCGATTACTATTGCTGAAATCCGGGCAATAGAATAGGCAGAGTTTGGAATCGCAGGTACTCTCTAGCCAGAGTGTCTATGATGGGGGTGACCATGGAATTCGATTTTCGTGTAATAGGGCGGTTCGAGACTGATTGCTTGGCAAAGTGCCACAAAACGTAAATGCAGCCAACGATAACGTTGCCTTTGCAGGATATGCGCTAGCCGCATAATCTCATTGGGTTTTTGATAGTTTTCCCTCGAAACAGAATAAAACTATCGCCTGTTCTGTATATACGATGAAATGAGTGGACTAAGAACTCAAAACTGCTAAATAGTTATATGACCCACTGAGCAAATCTGACAACAGTAAGCCCGGTGGGTCTTTTTTTGTCTACGGACAAATCAGTGTGGGGAGTCACTGACTAATACCCTCTCAAGTAAAACAACTATTGGAAATAAGATGACTTCCTTAAACAAGAAGTTCTTCAAGTTTCTTTCGATTATTATACTATTAAGTTATGGTTTATATGGATTTAATTCATATGCTGAAACTGCCATCGAAAGAGAAGCAAGGGAATATTCCCTCGGCGTCGGAGAAGTAATCCAGGACATCAAAGATGATGCCCGAGAACAACAACGAAAAGTAACACAACAAAAAATCCAGACACAAAATATTCGTCTGGCAAATAATACAGAATTGAAGTGCCTAGCAGATAACATTTACTATGAGGCTGGTAATCAGTCAACCAAGGGTAAATTGGCGGTCGCTGCGGTCACTATCAATAGAGTAAACAGCCCCAAGTTTCCGAAATCAGTATGCTCCGTTGTATACCAGAGAACAAAACGTGTTTGTCAATTCTCATGGGTGTGCGAAGGAAAGAAGAGTGTGCGCAGTGCGCAACAATATGCTGAATCAAAGAAAGTTGCCGAAAAAGTATTGCTTTATGGGGCAAATCACGATATACTAAGTCGTAACGTTTTATTCTACCATGCAGACTATGTAAATCCGCGTTGGAACTTACGTAGAGTAACTCAAATTGGTGATCATATATTTTATGCAGGATAAAGAATGGGTAAGAGAAGCAACTTTGAACATCGTAAGAATGACTTCTATCCGACACCGTTGGATGCAGTAAAGCCTCTCTTACCCTTTCTACCCTCGGAGTTTACCTTCGCTGAGCCATGTGCTGGCGACGGTAGACTCTGTAGGCATATCGACACTCTAACAAACAGTAATGCTCTTGCGACTTTGGTCTCTGACCTAGATCCAAAAGACCCTTTTATTGAAAAATATGATGGATTAACTGTTGACATTCCCGCAAATACAGAGTATATTATAACTAATCCGCCGTGGTCGCGATGGATATTACATCCTCTGATTGATAGGTTCGCTAGTATTCGTCCTACTTGGCTTCTATTCGATGCTGATTGGATGCACACAAAACAAGCGATTCCTTATCTACAGTATTGTAGTAAGATTGTGGCCATAGGCAGAGTAAAGTGGATTGAAGATAGTAAGTTTACTGGCAAGGATAATGCTTGTTGGTATCTTTTTGATAAAAATGAAATGAGTGGAACACAATTTTATGGTCGAGGATTTTCAAGTGGTAGATGATATCAGCAACGAATTTCTGATTACAAAGAAGTTTAAAACGTCAATCGAATTTTCTCAGTTTATTGAGAAGCAAGCTAATCAGACCGGACTACCCTGTATGGAACTTCTAGTAGATTACTGCGTTAAAAACGAAATTGAGATGGAATCAGTATCAGTTCTTCTGACATCCTCGTTGAAGGAAAAAATTAGAGCCGAAGCCGAAGATTTGAATATGTTGAAACGCAAGGATGGAAAGCTACCCTTCTAATGGATTCTTTCGAAGTTTACCGTGTCTATATGTCACTCAAACTTCATTTTACTTCCGATGATTACGACATCACAAAAACAAAATCAGGCGTTAGATGTAAGAGAGAAACATTCCTTAAACGTAAGGATGTTTTATTGTTTCGCAAGTTAGCTAAAAGATTTAGTTTTACAGAAATGGTAGACTATTTCGTTGCTAATTTCGTCAACGGCCATAATGGCATATTTGATGCCGAAAGTGATAACGTGT